GTGAAAAGAGTGAAGAAGTAACTAAGATTTTTAATGCAATTGCTGAATTAAATCTTAATGTTTTAGATAAGAACGGTGTTCCCGTGGGATTTGAAGCTATTGTTTCTCCTTATTGGGATCAAAACATGCAGATATGGGGGACTACTGATGCATTTAAAGCAGCGGGGGAGATTGATGATTTAGGAGGAGTAGAAACACTATTCACTCATTTTGGTACTGATAACGATATGCCTGAGCTTGTAGACCCAGACGGAAAAGATTTCGATAGTAAAGCAGACATGGTTAAGTTTATGTGGAAAGCCTTCTCTGCTATTGGAGAGACCCATGACATTAAACCTAAAGCCAAAAAACAAACTAGTGGCAAGGGAGTGAGTGGTGGGAAGAATGCCATAATGACTGCTGCTAAGATGGGAGCTAAGTTAACCAATCAAGCATTATTAGGTACTATTACTACGATTCCCATGTTTCATCTTTCTAACGACAGACGAGTAATAAACAGAAAAGCTCTATTATATTGTGTAGAACCTAGGTTTGCAGCCGGGAACTCTCTTTTTGAGGAGGGAACTGACAATCTAAAAACAAACTTAACTTGGTTTAGTGGAACTTATATTATGACAGGCTTTGAACATACCATTAGTAAGGGGGCAGTACAATCCTCTTTTGCTATTAACAGACCTACGGGGGGACGAGAATGATCTCTAACCCATTAAAAATTGGAACAGTAATCTCTAATGACGATATTAGTCGTTCGGGACAGTTTAAAGTATCCTTTGATACGCAGACAGGAAAGAACCCTAAGGGAGAGTGGGTGAGATATGTAACTCCTTTTGGTAATAATAAGGCTGCTTTTGTAGCTATCCCGCTGCCGGGAAGCGTTGTAGTTTGTGCAAAAATGGATGTTCCTGGTAGGTCAGGGGACATCTCTAAGGGCTGGTTTTACATGGGCTCTGTTATGGGAGTAATTCCCGGCTTAAATAATAAAATTGATTTTGAGCCTGATGTTCCTCCCGTAGATGCTGATATGGGGATGACAGGTGATGAATATGTTGAAAAGGAAACTCCAGGAACGCATGGAATGAGAAAGGGGGATCGGGCTGCGGTAATTAGCAAAAAAGAACGAAGTCCTTGGCCTCTTAGATTTAGAGATATGTATGATGGTAAGGCGTTAGTACCTGAAAAGATTGGACTACACGGCTTGCGAGAAGATACTTTAATGATTACCAACCGCTACCGAGGTAATAAGGCAAACGACCCCTTCCAGCAGCATGAAACGGTTCTTAGAAGCGGATCAGGTAAGAAATTAGCCTTAGTAGACAGCCCTATTGTTGATGGGTTAGTTTACTCTAACGAGCATAAGGGGAAAAACTTCTTTATCTGGAGTACAGGTAATAGTAAGATGAGCCCTTTCGCCGCAGGAGAAGTACACCTAAGAACACACGGTCCTATTAATACTTATACTCTAGAGTCCAATATCCATACTTGGGTTGAAGAGGGTAGGAATATTGAAACAGAGAACAGGGCAACGGGTTCCTTTGCCCCAGCAGCTACGGTAAACTCTGGAGGGCTTACCCCCACCGCAGATCCTAGACATACCATCACTACTTCTAGTGGAGGGTACAAAGCAGAGAGAAAGGGGAATTGGGGGAACGAAGATTGGGGGTGTGTTAAAACTTGGTCACACCATAACAATGTTTCTGTAAGTGCTATGGCTCCCGACTCCGTGATCCACTTTCACACTACTGGAGCGGAAAGTAAGGTTATCATTGATTGTGCGGGAACGGTAGATATTATAGCAGCTAAAAAGCTTACTATACAAAGTGATGAGGAAGTAGAAATTAACGCTCCTATAGTAGATATTAATGGATCGAATACGGTCTTTATAGATGGGGGTCCAAATATTCAATTAAATATGCCCCATGAAACAGGAGGAGCATATATTCCATAGGATAAATTATGGCTAGTTGGGATTTTTCAAAAGCAGCAGGGATTATTACAACATCCCCTACCCCTATATTGGACGCTCTTTCCGTTCAATATGGGGTGCCTCAGTGTATGTTGGATATGGCTAAAGATATATTAGCCGCCTTTCCTTCTCCTGTCTTGAATTCTATTCAAGCAGGAATTCAAAATGGCAAGGATAAAGCAGATGAGATGATGAAGGATATCATGCGTCGAATCTTTCTGGATTCTGGTATTGTGGAGTATGATACCGACTTGGGACGGTTCGTATTCGTGTCCAGTTCCTCTAACTTAGGGGTTGAGCAGGATATGCTGCAAGGGTTGAACAACCTGTATGGGCTTGGAACTATTTTAGGTTTTGGAGCGCAAGCATGGGTAATTGGGGAGACGGCTTTATCCCAGATTAATCAGATTAAGTCTTGTATTGATAAGTGGAAGACTTTTGAAACCTTGCAAAAAGGTCCCTCTGCTATAGCAGATAAAATTGCAGGATTTCAAGCCCTTGATCCAATTACAGGGGAAGTTCTAACAGAATACTTCGCTCCTCCCCCAGCAGCGGAAGCCGCTAGTTTAGTCTTTGACCAGACTAAAGCTACACTTGAAGCGGCTGTAGGGTTCGCCAATAAGGCCGACGAGCAAATTCAAAATATTAGAGAGATTACTCAGGCAAGAGCGAAAGATCCTGAGAATAATCCTGAACCAGCTTTCTGGGGAGGTATGGTAAACACAACTCCTAATAGTCCATGGGAAGGACAAACCCTAACAGAAGCATTGTCTGGAGCAACTACTTTTAATATTTTAGAAGGGTTAGATGTAGATGCTAATGGTAATCCTATTTTGCCCCCCTCTGCATTAGGTGAAATTTTTGATCCCTTTACTGATGTTCTTACCTCTAGTGATGTAGGTCCCCCTGTTTCTGTTAGGGGGCAGTATTTACAATCCCAAACTGGAATGTATTATAATGCCTATGGAGGAGGTATTAATATTCCACAGGTATCGTCTCTAGATGCATACGGAAATGTAGTTTGGAAAGATGGATGTATTACAGGTATTATTAATGCTATTTATTGGGACGAAGCAGGTGATCCAATTGCAGGAACAGGTGTTCCCCCAGAAGGACTTAGGTGGTTGCTGGAGCAGAATCCTAATATTGGGGGTAAAGGAAAAGCTGTAACTTGGGCAACTTTTAATACCTGGGCTGATACTGTATTTGATATTAAGCATATTGATGAAAGCCCTTTGATGCAGGGATTCTATGAACAAGACCACTTCCTACAAGTTATTTTAGATCAACGCAACAGAAATATTTATGATCTGTCTTCTTATATTACTAACCTTAAAGTAGAGGGATATGGAGAGGACTCAGCGCAAGTAGTTAATCAAAGACAGATATTGTATTCTAAAATTGCTGATCACGATAGTAAAATTAATAGAAGAAAAAAGCAAATTGAAGTTCATGTTATATTAGCTCCAGAAGACAGGCCAGCGGTGGCTGGTGCTATACCTATTAATAATTTAGAGGATTTAGATGGGGCGAAGTTAGCTATTCAAAAAGCACTTCAAGAGAGGATTATGTTTAATCCTGGCGAGGTGTCAGGTGCTGTTTTACCCCTTTGTCCTACTTTTATTAAGAGTGCTATCCCTCAAGATACTTTTACGGTTGAAGAATTAATGGTGCCTCCTATTGGTGTGGGAGGTATTATTACCTCAGACCCACAAGCAAGTGGAACTAGCGGGACTTACTTAGCTCTCAACGATCAAATAACTACCAAGAGTTTAGTAGCTATTTATAATTTCTTAGATGCAGACATAGTTTTACCTGACTCCAATAATTATTTTACTGTTAACTGTGCTACAAGCTCTACTTCCGCAGCACCAGCGCAAATAGTTGCCTCCTCTATTGCTAGTATGTTCCCCTCTGGGGTGGGAATTCCTTATTTCAGAGGAATGTGTAACACTTTTTCTGGGGTAAATGGAAGTACTAAGGCTTCAAGATATCCAAATAATCTGGAATATTTATATAACGCCTATAGACCTTTAGGTTATGCGCTTCTAAAACAAGGGGAACCAGATATTGATAACTTCCTATATGCAAGTGGAGGGGCTACCTTCCAAACTTGGATGCATGTTCCAGACTTAGATCAAGAGAATGGTGAGGGGTGGGCTGCGGATAAATCAGTATCAGCACTTCATAGGGTTGTTTTAGGGTGTGAGAATAGAGGTGGAAGCTTCTCTTCCGCAGACCCCTTATTAGCTCAAGGTCCCCAATATGGGAATACTGTCAGAGGTTTATTAATGGGCTTTACTAGAGACAGGCGATTAACTCAGGGGACTGCACCCTCTAATAATCCCTCCGAGAACACACTTGCCCAAGGACTTCAGTTTTATATGAGTCCTACTCAAAGTATTAATACTAGTTGTGTATCCTTCTTAGCAGCATCTGCTAATGTTGCTTACTGTCCTCAGGATGAGGTTCCTCCTAGTGGTTATCATGGTTTATATATTGACACATCAACAACTGTAGGGGGTATTAAGTTTGGAGATGTATCCTCTAACTTTATGCAGGTTACTGTAACCATAGATTATGCTAACAAAGAAGTTGCTTTCTGGCTTAATGGACAGTTAATGACTACAAGCTCTACTTCCTATGTTTTTGGAGTAGAAGGTCCTCCTAATATTCCCAGTATGGTGGACTCCTCATCTTTCTCTTATAGTAGTCTTTATGATGGGAAGTTAGCTTATAATCCCCCTCTTTACCCTCCTCACTCAGTTGGACAAACCTCCTTCTGGTATTGGGGTGGTCCTACACCGAAAGGAAACGGGGGCGTTTTAATGACCCCTTGGATTATTGGAGGAGGATATACTGATGGTATGTCAGCTAAGGCTTTACCACAGTATGTTGCTGGATCTAATGATGGCTCTAATTTTATGGGTGGGAAATGGGGAGGAAAGAAAAGCGGTTTATATGGACATCTTGGTAGTGTGAAGCTATATAAGAGAGCCCTCACCGCTGCTGAAATTAGTAAAAACTATGAAGCTCAACGAGGTTTTTTCGAGAATATTAAAATCTAATGGCAACTACTAGCACACATAACAGGTATGGAGTACCCGTAAGCGAAGGAGCCCTAAAGGGGAGTGCCTCTCAATATAAGAAGAGGTATGGATTAGCTTACCCCCTTATCAGGAGCCTAGACGGTGCTGTTGTTGAGAGGAGTACTTTAAAGAAGGTGACTAGTCAGGGGGGCTACTTTCAAAAGTGTTCTGGACTAGCTTTGATTAAGAATAATCTTAGACAATTGCTTTTAACTGAAAAAGGAGAGAGAGTGATGCTTCCTGATTATGGGCTGTCTTTAAGGAAGTATGTATTTGAACCTTTGGATGAAGTTACATATTTTTTAATCAAAACGGATATATTAAAAACTTTATATAAATACTTTAGGGTAGTTAAAGTTTTAACAGTAGCCGTAGGGTCCACGGAACAGCAGTCCGATAGAGGAGAGTTAATCATTAAACTTACTCTTCAGTTAGTAAATGACGATAAAGACATTTTTGATATAGAGGTAAATATAAACTAATGGTATTCTCAGGAACAACAACTACAGATTTCATGAAGCTTGTTACTATCCCGGATAGGAAGAAGCAACAATATATTGATTTTGCAGCAGATGATTTTTATTCAATTAGAAAAGATTTAATTGGGTATATAAAATCGGTATACCCCTTGGATTATCAAAACTTTTCTGAGTCTGATTTAGGATTAATGTTAATAGAGCTTGTATCTTATATGGGCAGCGTGTTTTCTTTAAAGGGAGACATGTTAGCTAATGAAAATTATTTAAGGACAGTAAAAACTAGAGAAAATCTTAAAAAATTATTGGAGCTTATTGGAGTTGATATGCGGGGTCCATTATCTGCCGCTGCTGCTGCTAGACTCACAGCAAATACTACCCCTCCTGAAGAGGACTTTCCTCTACTTGTTACTCCGTCTTCTAGAGTATTTTCAATTATTTCCAAAGAAGATGGGGCACCTGTAAATTACACTTTGTATAAGATTGTAAATAATACTATTTCGGATATTACTTCTCCTAACGCAACTTTTGAATTAAAGGGAGACGAAGCTGATAACGCAGCAAGTTCTGTTTTTACTAATGTAGCTATACTTGAAGGAGCTATGAGTGTTCAAAAAGGAACTTTTGATACCTTAGAGGGTAATAAACGAATTGCTTTAACAGACTCTCCAATTATTGAGGGAAGTGTTCAAGTGTTTATTAGTACTGGTAATAAAGAGGATGAGTCTAATGGAGCATACAGACAGGTCGAAAGACTATTTGCAGCCTCTGGCATAAACGACAGAGTTTTTCAAGTTATTTACGGGGATAACTATACGGCTACTCTCCTTTTTGGGGATGGTGTAACGGGTATTTCTCCTCCTGCGGGAGCAACCTTTACAATAGTGTATAGAGTGGGAGGAGGAAGTAGAGGAAATATAATAGGAGGGGCTATCAATATTACTACTACAGTCGAGTCCTCGGATGGTAACACTTTTCATCCCTTCATTACAGAAAACATTACTCCAGCAACAGGGGGTCAAGATGCGGAGACGGCTGAACATGCTAAAAAGTATGCCCCTCTTACCTTTAAACGACAGGATAGGGTAGTAACCCTAGAAGATTACATTGCTATTGGAAACACTTTTAGAAGTAAACAAGGTACGGTAGGTAAAACTACTGCTGCGGTAAGAGATGCTTTCTCCTCTGCTAATGTTATTGATGTGTATACTTTAGAAAAGGCATCAGATCATACTCTTCAAAAGGCTTCTACTACATTTAAAAAAGACTTGTTGGAAGAGATTGAACCTAAGAAAATGTTAACAGATGAAGTGGTAGTTGTGGACGGTCTAATCAGAACCTTAGACTTAGTAGTTACTATTAGAATTGATGAGGAGTTAGAGCCAATCGCAGGAACGATTCAACAAGAAGTTGCTGAGATTATTATGAACTTTTTTAATGTAGATAACTTTGATTTCGGAAAACCCTTCATAACTAGTGAGCTAAATCGAGATATTTTTAATTTGGATAAAGTACGATACGCTACTGTAGATAATCTCCCAGAAGTAACTAATGTTGATTTCCATGAGATTATTCAACTTAATAACTTTACAATTAATACGATAACGGTGTAATGGCAAGAAGGAAGATTACAAGAACTAAGTTTAGCGATCAAGGGGTAATCATTCCTGAGGTCGTTGCTGTAGTATCCGCAAAGGATAAAAATGTTGATCTTAATACTCCGCAAAAATATTTTAAGAGAAACTACTTAGATGCTATCCGTACTGTAATCCCTCCTTTTTACTTGTCTGAAGAGAAGGATATTAGCGGGACGCATGTTTCATATCCCAACCAGCTTATTAATTCTCACATTTTAGCAAACGCCAATCAGGCTACAATTCTTCCTGTATCTTCTTTGGGGGGCGATGAGTCTCTTTCTTCTATTGGAAGCCCATCAGGGTTTGCTAAGTTCTTTCATAAGACCTATTCCCCTGCTTCTATTTCTCCTGATGACTTTGAAAGAAATATTCTTTTTAAATTAGGGAAAGCTTATAAAGGGTTTTCTACAAGTACTGCTTTTCAAAATTATGTAAGTGGAACCTTGCTTCCGTCAATTCCTAGCCTAAGTGATGCAGATATTAACTTGGCTACGACTACAGCAAGTGCTTTTGATAACACCTCTTCTGGAACCTATTCTTATCTTGTTAAAAACTTAGGGTGGCTATACTTCTTAAATCGTAATGGGTCCGAGGAATTTACCCCCTCTACTGCGGTAGCAGAGTTGATGACCCAGACATTTTACAGGGGACAACCCGTTGTCTTAGAAGATTTAATCAACATTTATCAAGAACATCTGTGGAAGGGGCAAGCCTCCTTCGGACTTACAGAAAAGATTATTCCCACAGATTATGTATCGTCTTTAGTTGTAAGCTCTAATACCAATACGAGTGGTTCTCAATTACTTGATAGACTAAAGATTCTTAATACTATTAATTACTCTCCCCATTATGTGGATAGCCCCGATATAAAGATTGAAGAAGCGTTCACTACTTTCTTTGATACTTCAACGACATTAGAAATTGGGACTCTTATTACAGATACGGAGGAAGCAGGACCTTTAGCCAGATTCTTACAAGCTATGTCCTTCTCTTTTGCAGACAGACTTACGGAACAAGATGAGATAGGTATTCTATATGACATTGGGAAGTGTCCTGATGAGTTTCTAGAGCTTCTAGCCGAGTTAATTGGTTGGAGATTTATAGGTGCTGACTTTGATAAGTGGCGCGTACAGTTACGCAATGCTGTTGAAATTTATAAGATGAAGGGAACTAGAAGGTCCATTCAAATTCTAATGGATACTTTATTCTCTACTGGAATATTCAATGTTACCTCTAGTGATACTTTATCCGAGCTTTGGGAGTCGTATGTACCAGACCTTATGTATTATGCGTTAGCTACAAGCTCTGCTGCATTTCAAAAACTAGGTAGTACCTATACTGAAAAGGTAGCAACTCAATTTGGTATACCGCATTATAGTAATAAGAGCATGGATCTTAATATCAAATATGCTGTAGATAAGATAATGTTTGATTTAGTAAGAGACTTTCCTAGTTCTTTTCTTTTAGTAGGAAAACGGTTCCCCACTCCTGAGTTCGTTTATTCTGGAACAACCGTTGTGTACAATGGACCTTACCATTTAATGAGCCCCAACGGGGAGACTGACCCTTATTGGATGACTGGGAGGGTACATGAGTCTTCCTCCCTTGCTTTAGATTTTAGGTATGATCCAGACTTTACTTTTGTGTATAGGAATCATTTAAACTATATCCCTCCTTATGAGAAACGACAGTACTATACACAATCTCTATTAACTACACCTATGGTTGATAGGATAGAGTTTTATCTAAGGTGTTATGGTTGTGATGCTTCGTTTGCTAAAGAAGTAACCGATTATATTAGAACCCATACTAGCACGACTGTTAATGTTGATCAAGTTTTAAATAACTTCTTATTGTTTACTAAAAAGAAAACCTATCCCCCCAATTATGCTACTATTCTTCAAGATGTAACAAAGCAAAGAACCCCAGATCCCGCATCCTTATTGTCTTTGTGGAATGGGAAGTCTTCTCACTTCCTTATGTCTTTGGATGCTAGTTCTTTTGATTTTAAAACTAAGAGTTTTGGTTATAATACTTCTTATGGAATATCAAAGATTATGCCTATCTTAGATCAGGTTATCCCTGCTCATGCTATCCCAGAGATTCTTTTGAATGTCTCAAGCGTAGCTGATGTTTTAGATGCTTTAGGGGATAACGACTGTAGAGAATGGCGACCTAATTTTGATGATCTTTACGAGGGTTCTTCCACAGTTACTACGGGCTTTGGTGTGTGTGCGGTTAACATGGCTGCCCTTGCGGCAGCAAATAGTATTACCCCTCATCGTTTTAAGAGGTTCCAAGCAGATAATGTAACTGATGTTCTTTTATCAGGCAACACTTTTCAAGCTGTTGGGGACTCTAATAGAAACTCTTTGCGTAGGAGAAACTTTCATAACCTTCTTCCTGAAACAAAAATGTTCACAAGGAATGGAAGAAACAACCCTGGAAGTTTAGAGTTATCTAGTCCTTATTACTCTTCAGGGGTGGGATACCTTCCCTTAGGGTTTATGCCCTCTTCTTTAAGATATAAAGAAGTAGCACTATCACAGAATAAAAACGACTACGGCATTGGGTCACTCTTATCAGATAATGTTGATCCTGTATGGGATATCTGCCAGAACTTAACTTCCCCAAGTTCTATGTTTGGGTATGATATTAGTAATACTTTTGCTTCTAGAGCTAAACAAAATGTGGCTTCCTCCGATTGTAATACTTATGGAAGACGAGGACAACTACAAGAAATTATGTATGTTATGAATACTTTTCATGATAAGGAGAAGTATCTTCAAGCAAGCTCTATAGTTTCTGGCTACTATGATGAGGGGGGAATAATTGATCCTACTTGGCCTACTAGCAGTATACTATTAACTCCCAATGATTTAAGTTCTTGGTATGCAGAAAAAGCTGTGTATAAGGGTTTGGATATTGTTGGATCTATAGCAAATCAGTTAATTAATAATGAAAGCTCAGATGAGTCTTTAAACTATTATGAACATTTTACTTTTGGCTCTAAAGTATTTAGGCTATACGATAGCTTTAATAAGCTTTACAAAGCACATGGAACTTCTAATAATTATAATTTAATGGGGGGTGCTAATATCTTTAGTCATACCTACGGGCCTTATATTTATAATTCAGATTTTGATATCGACGGTTCTGGTTTAGAAGCCAGTAGTTTCTTATCTGCTAGTTCTACAGTATATGAAGTAGATATTGCTTACAATGGTGGAAGCGGGGTGTTAAGTATTTCAGGAGTAGAAGGAGAGTATGCGGTGGGAACTTCAGCAGCTTCCTCAGTCTCAGACGCATACATTGGATCCCCAGAGTTTAGAAATCCAAATCTTGTAAGTGCTATTGAGTTAGTTGATTCTTCAGTTGGATGGATTTTTGGAGGACACGGGGGACCCCCTCATCCTATCTTCTCCTTGTTTAATTTGAGTAGGAATGAACAAAGTAAATGGTCTTTTAATCCAAAGCTTATAAATAATCAAATAATCAAGTACCACCGACCATCTAGTAACTCTTCATTTCCTAGGATTAGAATTCCTATTCATCCTGATAGCGGGCATTTATCAAAAAACTTTTTCCAACCTGATCATGAGTATGAAATAGATATTTTAGCTCATTGTTTGGAGGTTAGTGGGCTTGAACTTGGGGGTTTAACTTTAGGAGTGTTAATACATACAGAGCCAGAAGATGATCAGCTATGGTATTATGATACCCAAGTTCAGGATGAGTGCGGGTTATATTTAGATAAGTGGAGCCAGTGTAAAATGTCTCAATTGTCTGGGGATGCGGGAATTGCGTTTGCTATTTCTAAAGCTCAGGCTATACCCTTTACTATGGGAAATTTAGATAATTATTCTTATAATGGAGATGGCGGGGGTATGAAGCCCCTCAACACTTTATTTTCACATTGTTGGGAGCCGTGGTCTATAACTAGTATTGTGGGGTCTAACCCCCTAGCTATTAATAATGTTAGTGATCAGTCTCAAGAACGGTTTAAGTTTAGCTTCTCTACAAAGAATAATAAAGCAGTTAAACCCACCGCTAAATACCTCTCTCAGTTTGGAAAGGTTCATAGAACTGATCAAAAATATGTAATTGAAATTTTTGTTGTCAATGGACATCCCAATAAGTTTGTAGTTTTTGAAAAGGTATCTATTAAAGACCTTACAAATAAGAGCAACGCTAAGATACAGTCTAAATATGGAGATATTGATTTAAGTCTTTTTGATTTAAAAACTATATTTAAGTATTTCAAAACACTAAGTACTGGGCTTGCAAGTAGAAACGCAGTGAACACTTCTTCTGTAATGGAAGTAAGTGGAGGCAGTAGATTAAATTACCGTTCTAATGTAGATATGTATGATAACGCTAGAGCAGCTAATAACCAACTAACGAATATTACGATCAATGAGGGGTAAGGTAGAAGTATATGCGATAGCCGCAGACGGCTCTCACAGCCTCGTAGCCGAGGGCAGCAACCTCGTACTAAACGGGGCAGGGGAGAGCGTTGTAGACATGCTCACGACCCCCTCAAGCGTTCTGGGAATAGCTCCAAGGGTCATGGACACTTCTAACTTCAGGATGGCTGCTGTATCCTTTGGTCCCGCTGCTTCCTCCTTCCAAGAGAACGGGTACTTTTTTCCTAAAGATAACATCTGGTATAAGACTGATGATTTATGTTATGGAGCAAGTGCTAATGTTAGCTCATTAATTAATTTAATTGGAACTGATAAGAGAATGCGAGTTATGTGGACAAGCTCGATTACGGGACAGGCTTCTGCTTATACTCCACCGTATAGACTACCCTCGTATCCTGATCCTACGAATACCAAGTTAGAAAATGCCGACACAGCATACTCTATTGTTAGTGGGGACGGAACACAGTCTTACGGCCAGTTTGAAAATAGAATTCAATTTAAGTCCTCGGATGCTTCGTCCTATTTTCAAGGAGTATTCCCCTCCAAAACTACCAACTCTACTCAAGGAGCGTTAGTTAGTTCTTACGAGGGAGATTTTACTACTTATACTAATGTGACTGCAAGTACAGACGATGATGATGGTATTCGAGGATTGTTTAACCTTAGAGAGTATATGGATTATAGGGGGTATTGCCATTTGAGATATGGTTCTGCTTTTACGGGGGCCAACCGTTTAGGAAGAGCCTTTGTTTCAGCAGCAGAAGTTTACGCAACCGCCGAAGCTATGGTAGTTGATCCCCGTGTAACCTATACGATAGGTGTCGGTATCTGGGATGTTTGGGCAATGAATCTCTACGGTGGACTCCACCAGATAGGACTTTGGAATATGGACTGTAAAGAAGCGTTAAAAAATAATGAAGCCCCTTTCTTAGAAAATGGAGTAATAACTGATGATAATCCTCAGTTTATTAACACATCAACTGGAGTAACCAAACAGGAATTTAAGTTATTTGCTAAAAAAACCTTTACTGAAAACTTATGTGCTAATAAAGACCATACCCCCATCGGTGGAAGCGCGAACCCAGGATTTATTAAGCATAAAAATCTGTATATTCTGTGGACACTAGATTTTAGGTCACAACATGATTAAAGGACATATCACAATTTGTAAGGTGTACAGCGATGGCACCCAAGAAACAGTAGTAGACAGAGGTAATTTGATTACTGCTGGGCTAGGGTCCTCCCTTATCGACATACAGATGGGGGGCGGCTCAGATTATGTTGATGGGTATGGGCCTTACTACTTCCAAGTAGGAACCGATACGATAGACTATGCTACTAAGTTTGAGGCAGCTACTTCTGCTTGTTTTTATACACTATCCTCCCCGTTTGGTTGGGCAGATTATGGTGATAATACGGATTATGAGGTTACTAAACGGTATAGAGGCTTCTATGCATCTAGTGAGGGGGGAGAATATAAGGAAATGTTTGGGACTACTGCGCCCCTCTCATCCGTTATATTCTCAGGATCAGATGAGTATTTTGCTAAAGTAACTGAGGGGAGAATTACTAAAGTTTTTATGGACTCCTTTGAGTCTGAGATAATTCTTGATGAAAATACAGGTAATGGTAAGCTAATTTCCGAGGTGGGATTGTTTGCTAAAAACCCCAAAGGGCTTAAAGAGGATACCCCCATTTTGATGGCTTATAGAAGTTTTGCAGGGGTTCCAAAAACTAAAGAATATTCTTTAGTTATCCATTGGTCTATAGGATTCTTAGGACTTTCAAGAAACATTGATGACCATTACTCAGGAGGGGTATATATTCCTGTAGATACTCTAGCCTATGACCAAACATCCTCCAAACCCTCCTACCTATTATAAGGTATAGCTATGAAAAAAGAAGATTACTTAGACGCATCAGGACACTTAGAGATTTGGAAGGTATACCCAGACGGCTCTGAGGAAAATGTTTTTGATGATAAGAATACGATTACTTCGGGGATGGGAGTAGGGTTAGGTCTTTTATATGCAGGGTCAGGAGCTACAGATATAACTAATTTCCAAATTAGATATTTTCAATTAGGTACTAAAGGTGATACCATTATCAATACTTATGGGGTATCTGAATCTGCACTCGTCTCAGCCTTAGGACAGGATAATGGTATCGCAGATTATCATACTAATGCAGAGTCGTTTCTGCCTATTGACATTCATGAAGAAATGGCTTGGAATGGAGAAGCTAGACCTGTACAAACAACAGGGGATGATAGTAACAATTACCTCTTCCCTGTAATATCAGATAATAGTATCAAAAGGGTTGATCTTAATTCTGTAACCTATATACTTTACATAGACCAGAGTACCTGTAATGGTAATACTCTAAACGAGGTGGGGTTATTTATGAAAAACCCCCTAGGGTATGATCCAGAGAGGTCTCCTCTTGTGGCATATAGACCCTTCACAAATATTGAAAAGACTAATGATTTTTCATTAGTCTTTAAATGGACATTGAATTTCTAACATGGCATTTCAACCAACAGACTTATATCTACCTTCGGGCACAGGCACTCTGATTAATAATTGGGTTGATCCTGTTTATAAATTCGATTCAAGCTCTTTCTATAACTGGGAGCAGGATAACCTACCAATCTATGATCTAGAGGATCGTGATGATTACTTGTATGAGATGGCTGGCTACCCAACTTCTGCTGTTGATGGGATCATGCTAACTGTATCAGCTTGTGGAATTGATAACAAGAAGGTCTTCGGTACAGTATCTGATGCTTTAGAAGCACTTCCTAATACCATCAGGTTCCCTATTATTATTGAGGTGTGTACTAGCGGTCAGCTAGGAGGAATCCATGTAGAGAATAAGGAGTTTGAAGGCTCTAGTGCTGGTCTGGAAATTATCAACAGAGGGTTTGCTAAATCTTTATGTGGATCAAGCCTTACCCCTTCGTCATTTATTACTACTGTAGATGCTAATTCAAGTGCTATTACTCAATTTGAGTCTGAGGATCTGAGTAATACTATGCTAGAGTCCTCTTCCTTAGGAGTGAGGGATACAGTATGGCAAAAGAATGCTCTGGGAGCTTACTCTTGGTGGGGAAACTTTACTAGAACTTTTGTTCTAGCTCCCGAATGGGCTAAGGCGGCTGCTACTAGTAATAAGACCATCACTATTTCTACTAAGTTTACCGATACAACAGGGGACCTCTTTGACGCAGTTGCCAACAAGTTTAATGTAGGAAACTATAGGGATAACTCTACTGCCACAGAAACACTGATTCTTAACCCTAGAACTTCAGTCCTTGTACAAAGAAGTGCCTATGCTACCCCAACCAATACCTCACGGGCTGTGGGGCTGGTATACGCAAACTCCGCTAGTGGAGTGACAGTTAAGGATTGCGCTGGTAAGGTGTATATTAGAGGCTTCTGCGTAGATGGAGGCTCTCAAGCTTCTCTGAATAGTGGAGGTGAACAGAGGACTAATATTGGTTTTGATATTGAAAATTCAGAGGTGTTAATAGAAAACTGTACTGCCACTAGATGTAAGGATGCTGGGTTACAAGCGGTTAACTCTCATGTAACTTTAAATAGAGGCTTTATAGCTTTTAGAAATTACGAGCTTGAGACTGTGGGGCCGCACTTAGATACTAAGGTTACAACAAATCCGACTCCTGGACTAAGAGCAATAACCTCTACTATTACTCTAAATGCGGCGACAGAAGATGCATTAGGTCTTCCCCTAGACTCTCCTTTCTGTTTCTATAAGAATATGGTTGGAATGGATCTACAAAACTCTGTTGTACAGACTCCTGCTGATTTTAGATATGGAAAAGATGCAAATGGAGAAAGTAATAATAATATCGAGGGAAGCCAAAGTTTAGTTCTTCAAACTTTCTTTAATATTAATGAAGGTATTAAAGCTGTAAACTCAACAATTAATACAGGTCAGGTTATCGCCTCCTTCCAAAATGATAAGGGGATTGTATTAGAAAATTCGGTTGTGAAAGCAGCTATCATTACGGCTGATCATAATAGGTATGAGGGGTTAAAGGCTGTTAATTCTGTTTTGAATTATAACCAATACGCTGAACTCATGTGGCCAACTGGACCGTTCTACCCTAATACTAATTTTGATAACAACGGACAGCATATTGTTTTATCTAACTCTGAGGTTATCCCTACTATGGATAGTGAAATAGATGCAAAGTGTACAAGATTTGGATTAAGCGGTACACACGGTATGGAGGAGTTTGGGGGAGGTGAGTATACCTCTCTTCCTGCCGTAGTAATTACTGATGGTTCTCATATGAAAGCCTTATTTACACGGGCCGAAGTACACCAGTCTACCGAAGATGGACCTGCATATTCGATTGTTAACGCAGTAAAGGGTAGTATATTCCAAGTTACTAAGGGAAGTAATTTGGAATTAAACGGTACTTCTAACAACTCTACTATGATCTTAGGACCTTACTCATCCGATAAACAGCAAAAAACTGCGGCTCTTTATGCAGGAGATAATTCTCATATTAGCATAACAGGCCCCACTAGCATTGTTCAATTCGGAATTGATGCCTTAGCAGAAAATCACTCTACTATTGAGATCGGTCCTCCTATGAAAGACGGAGTACTAGATATTCGTAATTTTAGTTTGGGCACCACGAACAACCACACCAAAGTTCAATTACATGCTACTAGAGCTTGTTTAGTAGCTAATAAAAATTCTCATATTTATATGCACGATGCTGGGGATTACCACAGGTTTTGGGCTTCTAAACATCTTGCAGATACTGAAGACTATGATACCGATGTTTTAAATACTTCAAGCTATACTTCTCATGGATACATTCAATTTTATCCAAACCCCTTTGCTCCTTATGGAACAGAAGTAACTCAGTTAGACTTACAAGGACAAGCGAGATGGTGCGCTGATAATAATAAAGTTGGTCTGAATAATACTACCCAGAAAGCTTACGAAGAGCTTCCTCAACAAGATGTAGCAGTAGGTGATGCTGTGTCAAGTCTTTCCTATGGTGGAATGTGTGTAAGAGCAGTTGGAGGAAGTGAAGTTACCGCAAGGAATGTAACCTTCCCTACAGGCTGGGCAAACCCTTCTGGTCCTTATTATGATGCTTCTACTATTGGAAACTGTGACCTGTTAAGGATTTGGAATATTGCAGATAACTCAGAGCTACATGCTTCCTACTTAACAGTTTCCTCTTATTTCCCAGAAGACGCTAGTGGAATCTATTATGGTCCTAGTGCTGTGTGGACATCTTCATTAAATACTGGTTTGTCTGGCGCACCTTCTTCTACAGCGGATACAAGTGGCTTAAGTGTTCTAGATTCCTTTGGGTTGGGAGTTAACACGGGTGGGGACCTTGGCTACTATGGAAAACCTCTACAGCAAAACATCGGACCCTTTAGAATTTATGTTTCTCCCCATCCTAAAGCGAAGTGGTTAGGATATCCTCATACGATTGCAGGGGAGGGTTATATGCCTCCACAACCCCCTGTTGCATTTGTAAGTATGGGCTTTAACTTCCCAAACACGGCAACACTAAAAACAGGGGCACCTTATCAGCTTTACGCACAAGGTTATTCAACTTCCTCTGATTGTAGTTCTTTAGATCCTACTACTGCTAGTGACATTTACCAAGACTTAGGTATGAGTGGTCATATTATTACTCTTCCCTCCTCGATGCAGGTTGAAAATGTAGCATCTTCCTTCTTTTACACTTCAGCTATGCTGTCTTGTGATAATGAGACTAGGATTTGGTTAGATAAGTCTGCTATGAACACTTTTGCAAACGCTAAGAATGGCACTTTAGGAACCTCAGGAAGAAAGAAAATCTTTAGTTATTATAAAGCCATAATGGAATATCCAGGAGAGGGTTGGTGGCAAGCTACCGCAGGATTTGGTGTAGGGTTAGGATCCGCAAACCTCTTTGATTTAGATAGAGACTTATAATATGGCATACAAATTTCATCAACCTATTAGATACTATAAGGCAAACGATCCTTATTATTATGAAGTAGACAACCTTCCAGTTCGTCAGCTTGAAGAGAATATTCTCTTTATTAAAAATAAATTAGAAGGACCAAAAGGCGGTAGTGGAGGTGGCTACCTTACTGAGACTAGTGAGCTTAGTATTTATAATATTAAGGAGTTACGCCCAAAATCGTCTGGAGGGCGTACTATTAATGTAAATGCAGGTAGGTTTAATTCTAGAATTAATGATGCTTATAATATAGGCGATACTTTAGCTTCTCTAGTATATGATTCCGTTGGTCCCGGAGGAAGCGAACCTGTTTTAATTCCTGCTTTACGAAATATGTGGACGGAGGTACAACGAGATGCCGTATGGAACTCTTTTATTATTAGTGGAGAAAAGCCTTATAATGTTAATGGATTAGAAATTGCTTTTACTTTTTATTCTAGCCCTGGAGGTGAAGGGGGTAATTGGGGATGGAATACAACTAGTGAGAGAGGTGCTAATTATCCTAAGTATAACATGTCAAGCCAGAGTCATCGCTGGCCTGGAATGAGTAACTTTGGTCCCCTTGTTGCATCACAACTAGGACCAGTAATTGAATATAATAACCAATACACTTATGAGAACTTACCTTCTATTCATCTAGCGTTTGTTAAGAAGTGGAGAGGTGTCTTTAGAACTTCTGTTGTAGATTTTCCTGAACAGACTATAGAGATCCCAGCTTTTGATGAGGGGGACTACTACTATAGAAGTACGGGAGAAGTAGATGTTGTTATTCCTAATGCAACTCAACGCATTGATTTATTGGTAGCTTATAGTGTTCCCATTGACGCTAGTTCAACTACTAGACCCAGTTACGAGGAAACATTCTGTCAAATAGGCGGCACCCCAAAACCTAAGCTTGAAACTAAGCCTATGCTTGGTCTTGTAAGAGGTGCAGGAGTGGGTATTCAAAAAAATAATACTAATGTAGTCCCAAGTATCTCTACAAAAGAGGGGTGTCCTCCAGATAAAGGTACACCAGGATCAGCTAGAATTGCTGGTAATATAAATGATACACAAGCTACGGCAAACCTGGGGATTACAGACTCTGCTGGAAATGTTATTCACGGTAGTTTCCCCTCTCCTGACGATCTTCTAAATATAGCACCCCTATTAGCTATAGATGTTGATGATGATGATTTACAACTAGTGGGACAAGCTGCTCTTCCTATTGCTTATATTGTAGTTAAACAAGGTCAAGCTAATATTACACAAGCTGATATTATTGATATCAGACCCTTCCTTCGTACTACGGAATTTACCTATAATGAACGGGCTGGCGTAGCAGGAGCTAATCCCCCTCTATCCCTTGCTAATCCTGCGGTGGGATTATTCCAATTACAAGATGTAACTAAGAAAATTTATACTAGTTTGTATGGATCTATAATCCCCACTTCTGAAATAAAAGATGGTAAGATTCTTTATACTGATTATGTGATGGGGGGTTTGGCTTATGGTCCTGAAGGAACTCTTTTGAGTATGAACGCTAACTCGTCTCACACTCAAGATCCTTGGGGAACAACTACACAAAATGCAGGTTTAACTTATGGAGATACTACTTATACCTTCTCTCAGTATACTTCTAATAAAGCCTTTCTAGAAGAAGCTACTATTACAAATAAAGAAGCTCTACTCCAGTACTTCTATAATAATCGTCAAGCTGATCTAAAAGTATGGCTATCTGATCCTAATTCTTCCTTTAATGTGGCTAATGGAACCTACTTAGGTCTCCCAGGAGGTACGGAGGGAAGAAATATTCCTCTTTACCCAGAGTGGGATCAACCTTATAACTCTTTAAACCAAGCCTCAGTTATGACTGGCGCACAGAAATCTGCTAAGG